GCTGAGACGCTTAATTAGAAGGCGGAAACCGCGCTTCTAAGCCGAGAACTTTATACTCAAGTTCCCTTCTACTCTTAAGAAAATTAAGAGTAAAAATTTGTGGATGAGTTTTCCGAAAATTCCGAAAAGTCTTTTCTAGAAAACTAAATCTAGCTTTATCCCAGGTATAATTGAGCATATGACTAGCTAACGCACAAGGGAGATCGTCTATCTTCACTCTGCGGAGAGCCTCAATATGCTTAGTAAATCTAACTGGTTTAAACTTCCACACTCCTTCATCGAATCTATACTTGGTGCCAAAATACTCACATCCATCGAAACTCTCATGTTCGATAAATGGTTCCAGCACCAATCCAAGTTTCTTAGCTTCAACAATGTATCGTTTTGTGTCAAAGTTCTCGGGGAAAGTTTGTAAGACATCATCTCCTCCAGCGATCATATAATGATCTTTTGAAAGGATGTCCTCATCACTAACTCCCATACGCATTTTGATTAATACATCACACACTATCTGTGCTAAGGAATTGACAAATATGGTGAGTAACCAACCACTTTTCATGATTCCACTACTCGTTGATTGGAACACTTTTCCATTTGTACATCGATATTTGGAGCCTTCTTTCATCTCTAAGAAGGAATTACGCACATCAATCTTATAATACTCAAACGCCTCATCACTCATATCCGCTGGTTGTACGGCTAGAGCCTCAACTATATTTTCACATATATCATAGATATAACCATGAAACATGAAATCCCAGTTTGACTTGTCGCTCTCGTATACCTTGCGTCCAACAAAGCACTCAGCTATCCGATCAATGTTGCCCGAAACTACGGGCGAAAAACCATATTTTATAGGTGAATCGCCGAGCTTCTCCACTGCAACATCAAGCATATTCTTGAATATAGTCTGATGTTTAAGCATCTTATGTAGAGGTAGTCCTGTTATTACTCGTGGCATCCCCTTTTCCAGTTTCTTAACTTTCGTAGGTTCAGCTTTAAGGAAACTCTTCAAATGGAATTTCTCATGCCATTTGTCGAAAACTATTTGAGCCAATCCTCCTTTCGTGTAACGAGCTATCACTGCACTATTAACGGGCATCCCATCCGCTTGGTACGGATGACCGGGGCTTTTCTTCTCATTCACTAGGGATGAATCGATTATCGAAATAATTCGTTCCGCTGTTTTATAATCCACATCTGGTTCGTATTTGTTATTAGGAATCAATTGCAACACTAAACCCGCACAACGTTTTGATTCAAGTGACGTGGGGGGATGTGTTAACAAATCACATCTTTCTTTATACAATTCCAAATGGTTTCTAACGGATTTTTCCTCTAAACTAGGATTTATGTCAGGATAGACATATTTCCCGGGTTCAAAACCGAGCTTTTCCAATTCTGCCATGTGGTCGGATATGTAGGTATCAATCTCAACCTGAACTTTCGGTGTTGAATTACAATGCACCGGCACTTCAGGAGGCAGTTCCACATACGCCTTCGGGTAGTTGTCTTCATCTTCATAATCAGCCCACCTCATCTTCTTGGGGTTATGAAGTTCACGAAACGTCTTATATTTGAGTTCTTCATCCTCAAATTCCTCATGCTTCGTCTTGTATTGTGGAAACAACTCCTCAATCTCACGTTTGCTGTAACCATATCTAACAGCACCTTCCCTCGTGAGCACAACATGCTCATCATTATAATCTTCAACTGTAGCACTTCTACCATTAAACTTCCAGTTTTCCGCTTCTCGCTGGAGTTCCCACTGATTACTATATTCATCAGAGTCAAGTTCGTACAAAATAGTTTCTATACGAATTGCAGTATTATGCGCAGTTGAGCCTCTAATATGCATGCCAACCACAGCGTTCCCAGTAAAAATTGGGGCTCCGGAGAAGCCCTTATTAGTACTAGCAGTGTGATATAAATATATATGTCCACTGTCACTTTTAGTAATCCCAACTGAAGTCATTAGAACAGAGTTCACGAACCCTACAGCCGAAACATCAAGACCATACTTGCTTTGCTTTTTGACTGATGCTTTGGTTATGCCGATTATAGCCCATTCTTTTTCAGTTAGTTTCGTAGCGAAAACGTCTACACTACCCTTAAAAAGATTATTCTCCAAATTGAATCTCTCTTTCGGTATCGGGTAAATCTTCGAACCCACTCGACTAACCCCCTTCCTATCAGGGACTGCACTAGCCAAGTAAGTTCTCGCCGTTCCTACACTCACAGCATTTGCCGCGTGACGAGCTGTTATGAGATAATCCTTATATCTCCAAAAACAACCCACCACTACCAAGTCGGTATCTTCGGTATTAACCATCAACGCCCCAACTGGACGTTCCACACTTGGATACATATCACTGCCAGGAAGTGCCATTTCCTCTACTGAAATGGACGTGCCACGTGCTGGCACGGCCCTCATCTTTCCATCAACCATGATGTCATAGATTTCGCCTTCCTCTGTAAGTCTCTTCTGCACGAAATATGTCTCATCCTTCTTCACTTTATTAATAATCTTAAATTTTGGTTTAAGACGGTTATAAGTGAACAGACACACTCGCACAACAATCAAAAGGAAAAGACAGATGCTCACTATATCTAGTAAAGCCTCCGCTCTGTCTCCTCCAATTGAAACAAAAGCCTCGAAAATAAAAGCGACTGTTTCAAAAATAGTGGAGAAAGTATGAGTTAATATAGCAAGAATCAGATTAAACAGTTCAGACCATAAATTCAATTGCCTCTCCAAAACCGTAGATGCGGCATCAGCGCCTGGCAACGTATGACGTAAAACCATCCTGAATAACTCCGCCT